GACCGCTGCCCTTTGCGTTTGCTCGGGGTAGTCATCATTCATCGTGGCGTTTCCCATACAGCGAGAAATGAATGTTCCGTGATCTTCGTCTTTCCCAGGTTTCGGTATCGGCATCGTTTTCTCCTTCACTCCAGCGCCGAGAGCAAGACACACCGGCAGTTGCAAACTTCGCCGGGCCCCGCTGTCTGATCGCCGGGGAACATGAGGCCATTCGAAAATGCAGAATCAACAGGAACAGTCTCCCCGTCGATCTGGTGACTCGGGCGGACCTTGATGTCCTTCGACGTGCTCCACATTTTCTGCTCGATTTTCAGCTCTTTCATTCCTTGAAGCCGGCCGCCATTGAATGCGGCACCCGCTTCTGTGCGAGCTGTTGTCTTCACGCTCTTATCAGAAATCGCCGTGAAACGATTCTTCAAGTCCTTGACCAGCGTCTCATTTGTCCACACGTCCTGATCGAGGTGCGCTATGATCGCGTCTCGCACATTCTCGGGAACATGATTCAAATCTTTTGTGCGCTTGATGTAAAACATCGCCGAGGCATGCGAGAGCTTCACATTCGCGATCTGCGCACCGATGCCGTCCGCCGTGCGGAGCATGCCGTTCATGAAGATCGTTTTGATCAGCGGCTCAAGCTCTCGCGCGAGCTCGCCGTTCATCCAGGACAGATTCTTGACGTAGGCGATCAGCGCTGCAATTTCTTCGGGCGATACGATCTCTTTGTTGATGGATTTTACGCGGACCGATTTAATTTCACGATCCGATAAGTACGCCTCGACCATATTCCACTTTGCCAGAAAGTAACGCTCGCATCGGTTTGAAATCTTATCTTCTTCCGCAAGCGTCTGGTGGAGAAAGCGCTTGTACTCCATCTCGCGATAGAACGGATCGGAGCAAATCCTTTTCTCCTCCAGCACCTTCGCCTGAATCTGCATGATGGTGATTGTTTTACGGATCGCCTTGTCACGTTCAACCTGCGCATCTCCTTCGTTCTGTCCGCTCGGCGGAAATCCACCGCCTCCACCGAACGGAGTAGGTTTCGCCTCCGGAGCATCCCAGCCTTCCCAACCTTCCTCCGGAAATTTCACGCCGACTAGATCAGCGGCGACCTTCGGGGGAACGCTGGCCTTGACGAAAGTGCTATATGACATTGCACGCTGCCCGATATCCTCCTGGAGTTCCGGGATTTCCTCGGTCTTGAATCGCATGTGAACGGCGATGCCGAACTTGTCGAAAAAATTTGAATTGAAAGCGATTTCGATCTTCCGCGACAGCGGCATGATCGTCTGTGTAAAAAGAATCTTCTTTGCCTCTGATAGATTCGCGAATGTGGCGTCAGCGGACGCAAACAGGACCTTCGGCGTACCAAGCCCGGCTAGGAACGCATCACGCAACCAGGATAGCGATGATATGAACTCCAGCTCCTTGTTTGTTTCGCTGATCCGGATCCAGTTCAGGCTTGAGCGTTTCAGCACTTTCGTTTTGCCCGCATCTCCGACGCCGGTATTGAATGTCTGATCGGCTGCGAACTGTGCTTCTGCTAGTTGCTGTGGCGTCAGGTCATGGCCGCTGGTATCGACCCATGCGCCCTTGCCCATTGCGCCGTTCTGAAGGTTCTTGATGTTATATACGTGGCCATAGAAGTCCTCCATGATTTCTTTGGCCATCGCAGAGACCGGAGAGAGCCCGTACCACGGAATGAACGGATGTTTGTAGCGCAGGAAGTGAACTTGATCGGGCCAGAAACGGAAGTACGGACGGCCCTGAAATGCAGCGATGCCGGGTGAGTATTGCCAGAATTTAAGTTGACCTAGCACAAAGTACGGCCGCACTCGGTCGGGGATCAGCACCGTCAATGAAAGCGACTGGTCCTTCATCATGCCGAGCATCCGGTCCGGGTTTGCCTTTACCTCGGCAATGTGCGACTCATCCCATTCGATTAGTGGATCATCGGGATCGTCTGAGAGTAGAGTGTGTGAATTACCTCTGCGATATAACGCCCGCACGATGTCGGCAAGAAAATCTTCTCGACTGTCGGCTTCATTGATGTAGTCGAAGAATTTTATTACCGGATGTTCGGGATCGTCAATCGGCGGATGGAAAGGCTTGCCATCCGCGCCCTTCATCGTCTTGGATATATCCACGAACTCGACGCCCATAGACGCCAGATTGTTGCAGATCAAATCAATGGCCCGGCGCAACCACATATTGCCGACGTAGGGATCGCCGATCTTTCCGAAGTCTTTCGTCAGGCTGCCGTATGTGTAATCCGTTCCCCATTCGCGGGTGATCACGGTCTCCAGATCGCCGACAGTTGGTGAGTACGGCGCGCCACTTTGCTTGATCAAATATTTGGCGAGGGTAGGCTCGCTGCGGATGAAGTGCGAAACGCGGAGATCCTGGAAAGCTTCATCACGCTCGGCCTTCACAATTTCCACATCGTGCGTGGCCCAGATAGCAGATCGAATACGCTCACTCTGCATCTGGTCCATCCGCTCCTGGAGGGAGACTGCGGACTCAACGCGCTCTTCGAGGGGGTGCTCTTTCAGGACAACGGATTTCAATGGCTTCTCTGGAGGTAGAGAAGGAACTTCGCGCCGCTGGAAGATGAATTTCACCCAGGGCAAAATGTGCATTCAGAGAATAGTATCAGAAAGACTCAGCGATGTGTCAATATGTCTCAGTAGGGTATCTTTGACTCTATTTCGTCGCCAGCACGGCATCCGCCAGGATACTCCCACCGTACCGGACATGCGTGAAAACGCCGTAACGCATACCATCGCAGAAATCGTCATTCTCTTTGACGATGCGGCCTTTCTCGTCTCGTCGATAACTGTCCAATTCAGCGAGCAGCTGCGGGCAGCCCGGGCTCCCATCGGGGTACATGAACATCCAGAGTTGCCGCTTTTCGATCTTCTCCAGCAATAGGTTGATCCCGGGATCAACGGCATTGTCCGCTGGCATCACGTTCCACATTTGGCCGTTGTACGTTGGCTGTGAAGGATCCCCATATCCCTGATAATTGTACTGGTGCCATTTGTATTGGCAGGCCCGGTCAAGGTCCATGATCGTAGACCGGTACATTCCGATCTCATCAAGCAGATATACCATCTCACCGGCGAATCCGATTAGCACTGCGGCGAAACGCGTTCCCGAATGATCAATGCCGACAACGAAATATTCGATCTTCGGCAATTCCGTAATGTGGAACTCTTGGAATGTCCAGGCATCGAAGATCGCGCCTTCGGGCTTGACCCATTCACCGAGCAGGAACCGCCGGCGCGCGCGGTCAGGCATTTCCTTCAGCGTCTCGATATAATCGGACGAGAGCCATGGCGCATCAGCCGGATTCATCATCAGGTGTGCGTACCGCTCAGGATGCGCCAAAGGTTTGCCGGTCGTTGGATCCTTCTTCTCGATAAACTGTTTATGCGCCCAGTGAGTTGGAGCGGGCGGATTGAGGTCGTAGAACGTGCGGTTTTTGAATACGTTTCCCTGCTTGTCTGTTACGCGCTGCGCAAGTCGCGTCTTCGCCTTGATGATGATATCGTATGGGATCTGTGAAGCTTCGTTGAAATAGATCGTGCAGAACTCCCGGCCGAAAATCTTCTCGACTCGCTCCTCATTGTCGAATCCGACACAATAGAGCTCGCTGCCATTGAAGAAGCTGACGAACATGTCAGTGTGATTGAGCGTATACGTTTCTTTCGGATATTTAGCTAGCGCCGCGGGAAGGGTCTCACGCCAGATGGATGCGCGTACGGCATTCTCTTTATGACGGCCGATCAACTGCCGAGCGCCAGGGTACAGATAGGCTGTCGCGAGTTGTTTGTCAACGATGCTCGTCGTCTTGCCTGATCGGGAGCCGCCGTCGAGCATGACATTCTGAATGCCGGAACCGAGCAGCTTCAGCGCTTCAAGTTGTTTTGGAGACCTTACCATCCCAGCGACTGGAGCCAGGACATTAGGCCGTCAGGATTCTCTCTGACCTCCAGCTCCTTTTTTGAAATCTTCGCGTGGGCCTTTGGATAGCTCATGCCGTTCTTCGCCATGTCTGTATGCTCACCGATCTCATGACCGCTGATGATGAGTCGCTCTGGCAGTGGAAATCCAATCGGCAACGTTTGGCCGATCCAATATTCATCTTCCGGGATGAACTCATATCCGGGGACAAGATGATGGCCGCCCTCAGCATAGTTCAGCGTCAGATATTTGTGTATGAACTCCTCGTTCGCCAGCCAGAGTGTCATGCCATCCTGCAACTCGTGGAACATTCTGATCTTGGCATCTAGCGGGTCAACATTCTCGCTGATATGCTCATAACGGGCTCGCGCGCGTTGTTCTACTTCGTCGGCGTGGTCGTAGGCCGATTCATAGTCCTTGCCATCTTTCATGTCCTGCCACTCGGTCATCATGTGCAGGATGAAATAGCCCTGTTCGCTCCTGTTGGCTTCAAAAAAGTCGATCCAGAACTCGTACATCGGGATGAACGAAAAACGAAAATGCTGTCCAAAGTTTGTGAATTGATTCTGTGCCTCTCCCTGCGCCCGGACCCACGGGCCGTCTACTAGCCACACCTTGAACTTGGCAAACATGCCGGTGCCTGTCGTGGTGACCGGATGATTCAGCGGGCGAATGTAGGGTTTATCCATCCTGTTTCTTTGGCGTCTTGTCCACTAGCTCTTTTTCGATGACGACCTTGATCTCCCCAGAGTGATCGACCTTCTCGTTGTCGATGTAAATCCCGCGGCCCTTGAGATGCTTGACAGCGAGGTTTGCCACAAGGCCGGGCTCTCTGCTCGTCTTCAACAGATGCTCTACGCGATGGATCGCCGTCTTATCAATCTGCGCAAGTTGCTTCTCACGATCTGCACGCAGTTTCTTCTTTTCGGCAGCGATTGCATCCTGAACGTTTCTCAGTTTGAGCGCGCGCCAGATGACTTGAGGATTCTTTTTCAATATCGTCGCGATTTGCCGGATAGACGAATTGTACGTTGAAGCTTCGTAGATCAAATCCTGATACCAAAGCGGCAGAGCCTCAACTACCCTGCCCGCATAAGGAGATTTTGCTGTCTGTCCCTTTTTCGACCCGCGTTTGTCCATTTCATTTCCTCTGCACAATCGCCTCTCTCATGACCTGCAACTTCCATTCCCCCGAACGTCCCCACGCCGCATGATAAATACGCGTTCCGGCCGGGGCTTTCCCGCAGTCAGTCCACGCATTCCACTCGCTCGGCAGCACATAATAGCCGGAATCATACTCTGTCTCGCGCAATTTCTCAATCGGCGGGACGGTGCGAAAGCCGAGAAGATGAAATACCTGTCCTTGATCGGTCCAGCGGGCCGTCTGCCAGGCATCGATATCCCAAGCCTGCCGCCAGAACTTCCACGCCATCGGCACGGAGCGTGTAACAACGACGCCCACGTTCGGCCCAGTGCCTTCGCTCGTCGTGCCCTCTGCCATCCCGATCCATTTGTCCGCAGGCAAGTCATCGGCGATATCCTTCAGGAAATCAAGGATCACACAGTCGTTGTCCAGATACAGGACCAGATCGTACCGCCGGAGACTCTGCGCGATCGCCGGGATCTTCAACCAGCACGGGCTCGTCATGCTCTTGTCGAATGGCCAAGCCGGCAAACGACCGTGAATCAACCCAGGCCATTCGCCAGCGTCGAAGTCGTTG